GTGTGTGAAGGTGGCAGGCTTCAAAGTGATCAAGCCAAGCCTTGACGCCTGCCACCTTCACACACCTGACCCTGTGGGTCTCCCCGAGTGTCAACTGGTCTACGGACTCTGTCGGTATCTTCGGATGGGACACAGGCACTGGTCTTATGGTTGGTAACTCAGTGCCGCTGGAAGACTACTTTGACCAAGTGGAATTCGGGGTCTGGAGCCAGTGCGTCATACCCCTAGCGGACATGGGTCTCGGTACCGCTACCATAGACGCAATTCGCGTCAGACTGGACAGCAAGCAGGGACAAGCTCCCACCTTCTACATGGATCAAATCCAGTTTGAGGAGACCGGCACAGCCGGTGCAGAGTTTGTGATTGCTCCCCCCGGTGGTAAGATCTTTGAAGTTGACGTCCTCTCAATGACGATGGTAGACGCTCTAGATATCTCTGTCACCAATGGTACAGCCCCCGGCCTAGCCTACAACCAGTTCTTAGGAGTTTCCCAGCTTTCGGCTGGTATCCTCATTCAGATCCATCAGGACAACGTGGTCACAGCGCAGCAGCTACTGACCAACCTCGAAGAGGCCATCAGCGCAGGTGGGGTACTGAGTAACGTCATGTGTGACGGCACCAACACCTCCATGACTGTCACAACGCAGTGGCGCTCACCCGTCGTCCTGAACAGTAGAACGAATGACAGAATAACTATTACGCTGAATGACGACCTCGGCGGACTTTTAAGTTTCAAATCGTTTGGTCTGGGACGCACCCGCGAACCTAATATGACGCACAGACTTACCACATAGGACGTATAGATGGCTCTCACACTACGAGAAATAACGAACAGAGTACTTCAGGTACTTGGTGAGGATGACATCGACCCAGTTGCGTCAGTCATCGTAGACCCCTACGAGAAGCTGATAGCCACCTTTGTCAACCAGATAAAGGAAGAGGTTGAGGATGCTCACAACTGGCGTGGTCTGATTGCTGCCAAGAGCGTCACCATTGCGGCCAGTGGTACACTGGGTGCCCTCAGTGGCACCAACAACCGCTCACGGCTGGTCCGTCACTATGACCCCATACGTGGGATCCAAGACCCTCTCGTCAACGACGTCACCGATACGTCGGCTAAGTTCCCTCTGCATGAGGTTCCTCTGGCTCGACTCTTACAGGACCGGGCACAGTCTGCCGCTGGTACGACTGGAGTCCCATACGAATTCGCTATTGATCTGTTCCCCTCTTCCTCTGACGAGGCACAGCTCAACATATTCCCTGCGGCAGATAAGTCACGGAACTACACAGTCTCCATGTACCTGCCACAGACCCGCATTGGCTTTGACGCGCTGGATACAGAAATACAGGTACCAGCGCGTCCTATCGAGCTAGGTGCCCTCTGGTACGCTCTGGAGGAGCGTGGTGAAGAGTTAGGTGCTGCTGGTGTATTCTCCGAAAGGAAGTACCGCCAAGCACTGGATGATGCTATTTCGTCCGACGCTTCGGAGTCTGGTGGCTTCCAGCTCGTACCCGTCTGATGACAACACAGCTCAAAGCTATTGATCTGGTCACCCCCGGCTTCCGTGGACTTAACACCACAAAGTCAGGGTCTATCCTACCGCCGACATACTGTACGGTAGCCAGCAACGCTGTGATCGATCACACAGGTAGGCTTGCCGCACGCGGCGGGCACACTACCCTGACCACGACACCGATCACCAGTACACCCGATGTAAAGACCATCTTTGACTACCTGAAGAAAGACGGTACGATAGAGCAGATCGTTGCATGGGATGGTGGCATAGGTAATGACTTGCTCGACCCAGAGGGTAACGATATCTCTGGCTCAGTGACTGACACGAATGGTCGCTGGTGGTTCCTGAACTTCGTAGACAACGTCTACGGGTTCCAAGATGGCCTAGCCCCCATTGTATATAACGGCACAGGCACGTTTGAGACACTCACAGCGACGTCAGGCACAATGCCGACCTCTCACAGGGGCGTAGCCGCAGCAGCATTCGGCAGGTTATGGATAGCTGGTGCAGACGGACAATCGATCTTCTACTCAGGACTCCTGTCACCTACAAAGTATGAGACAGACGACCTAGGTGCTGGCTCCCTTGACATGACATCCATATGGACGAATGGCATGGACGAGATCACAGCCATCTACCCGTACAACGGCCAGCTTATTGTATTCGGCAAGCGGCACATCATGTTCTGGACTGACGGATCAGGCTCTGAGCTTGGTATAGATCCTTCCACCATGATGATTAACGACGTCATCGAGGGCACTGGTTGCCTGACGCAGTTCAGCATACAGCACGTTGGGGAGGCTGACCTCCTATATCTCAGCCCCAACAGCGTACAGAGCATGTCTCGCGTCCTAACAGGCGCTACGAACCCTATCAGCACGATCACCAAGAACGTGAGACATCACATTCTGGCCCGCGTTGAGGTCGAGACAGACATGGACAGTATAAGCAGTACGTATGACCCATTTAACGGGTACTACTTGCTGACATTCCCCACCGAGGGGAACAACCCCGGCATCACCTACTGCATAGACCAGCGGTACCCATACCAAGACGAAGATGGGCAGTCACTCAACGTGGTGACGACATGGACACTAGCCCCCGCCTGCTGGTTCACCAGAGAGGACTACACAGTCTATGTAGGCTCCTCACTTGGTATAGGCAAGCACTTATTTAACACTGCTGATGATGCAGGTGTGACTTTCCGATTCACCTACGAGTCACCATGGCTTGATCTGGGTGAGGATCTCGCCAACAGGATCAAGATCCTCAAGCGCTTCGGCTCGATCATGTCTATGGTTGCTGAGACCAGCATAGTCTTCAAGTGGGCCGTAGACTTCAGTTCGGAGTACCAGACGCTCACCCGTACTGTGTCTGCACAGTCCCCCTCAGAGTGGGGCGCGGACTCTGCTCAGTGGAATGTGAGCGAGTGGGGTGGAGGACTTTCCCTGCGTATCATCAAGCTACCAGCACGTCGTAACGGACGTGGACAATACTTTAAGCTGGCCGTAGACGCTGTAGTGTCTGGTCAGTTCTCTATACAACAACTTGAACTACTCACCAAGATAGGAAGGCTCGCATAATGCCAACATATACTCAGGTAACTGACTTCTCCGCGAAAGACGGCTTAGCGCCGGGCAATCCTCTCAAGGTTATTAAAGGGGCAGACATAGATCTGGACTTGGCGGCCATTGCAACGGCCATTGCCCTAGCATACGACTCGGGTGAGATCTCATCCGCTGCTGAAGCAGCAGCCATGACGAGCAACGCTAAGATCATCACTCCTCTACGCCTCAAGAGCGCACTGGAAGATGCCACGAACCCCCTGACAGCATGTATGGTCAATGGTGTGGACTTGGAGACTTCCATAGCCACGAATACCACCAACATAGCAACTAACGTAACCGATATCGCTACCAACACCACAGACATTGCTACCAACACCACCGACATAGCAACGAACACCACAGACATTGCTACCAACGTCAGCGCTATCGCTGCCAACTTCGATGAAGACACGGGTCGGTCCTCTGACGCGCAAGCCCTAGCGATGACGAACAACGCTACATACATTACCCCTGACAAGCTGAAGCATGGGATGGAAGGGCCGAGTAATACAATCACCAAGATCAACGTCGGCTCCTCGCCTGTACAGTACGGTGCTCTGAAGCTCAAGACGGCTGACGAGACCATCAGTTCAGACGCCAGTCTAACCGCAGATGGTACTATGGGTATCACAGGGCTGGACAACACAGCGTTCTACGCAGTAGATATTGTCCTGAACTACAGCCAAGTCAACGGTGCGTCTAATGGCCTTAAGGTGTCAGTTAGCCCTACCATGAGTGGCAACAAGATGCACATCGTAGCAGTCTGGGAAGATGGCTCTACAATCTCACGCGAATACATGCAGAATAACTCACAGCTTAATGCCTCGGACAGCACGGCAGGTTCCGAGCGATCAATAACAATGAGAGGGTACATCTCGGAAGCCGCTACCTTTGACGTCAACTGGGCACAGCACACATCCAATGCCTCCGACACTACAGTTCGTAAGGGATCATACGTGATGCTTACAAAGCTTAGTCCATGATGGATGAGATTTTAAAGTATGCAGGCATTGTTATAGCTGGTCTGATGGGGTTTATATTTACAGCCTCCCAGAGTAGGCAGGACAGTCGTCTGACACACATAGAAGGAGAACTCGACTGGAAGGGAGAGGGACGTAACCGTATTGCTGACCGTGTGGACCGCAACGCTAAGGACATAGCACTCTTACAGGTTGGGGTTTCAAACCTCCAGCAGGACGTTGCACAGATCCTAGCAGTGGTTAAGAGGATAGAGGCTAAATGAGTACACCAGTTAAGTGGGTACCAGATCAGAACGAACCGGGGGAGCCATACTTGCCGTCACTAACTGAGGCAGCAGGGGAGATATGCAAGGTCAGTGAGGCTGATCAGCGTGAGATACTGGGCCTCATTGACGCCGCCGACGAGGCGCTTCAGGAGCACCCTGACCGTATACCTAACCCCAACCACACGAACCACCATGCTGATGGCTTGTACGGACGAGAGCTCTCTATGCCAGCCGGGTCAGTCTTCACCACCAAGATTCATAACAGGCAGCACTTTCTGTTCGTAATGAAAGGCTCCTGTTCTGTCCTAGATGTCCAGACAGGCATCAGGTACGTAGAGGCTCCTGCTATGATAGTCACAGAGCCGGGTACATACCGTATTGTACGAGTCCACACAGACTCAATCTGGATCACAGTACACGCAACGGAATTAACAGATGTCGATGAGATACTCGACGAAATTTTAACAGATCATGTGGGGGCCTTCAGCCGCCTTTTGGAGCACAAGTAATGTCAGTCATCGGATCAATAGTTGCAGATATAGCAATAGGAGCCCTAACGGCTGGAGCAGCGGATAAGCTGTTAGGTGACGACGATAATAGCGCCGACACTGCAGCGGGAAACATTAGAACGGACCTCCACCTTCCCGATACTTATATCTTCAATGGTATGCACACTGGCTACACGACCCCCGGTCAGGAGGCTTGGGGATCAGCAGCGCCGCCGTCGCCTACGACGAGCCGCCTACTGGCTGCTATGGACAGGTTGGATGGCGTCTCCCCTCCACTGACCGATCCCTATGACTGGAACTTACACGAAGGCGCAGGACGCCTTGGTGGATTCTATAATGAGCCTATCCCCGGTTCCTCTTGGGGCAATGAGCCACAGTACACAGGTCCGGGTGCTGTATCAGGTCCGAGCAACCAAGCCAGTCGCCCCGGTCAACTCGGTGGTGATGCTGTGGACGAGAAGAAAGCTCGGGAAGAC